ATAGTGGTGGTGTAAGCACAGTAAGGAGTGCTAACCCGTTATTCCCTGGTTCTATTAAAGTAAATGACTTAATTCAGTATTCTGACTTAGGAAAATCAGAGGATCCTATTTCAGGTAGAGTAGTTAGTATAGCATCCTCTTTAGTCGTTATCTCTGGAGTGGCCACCGTAACAGGAGTTATTAGTGGAGCCATTCCAACAACAGGTGATTTTAATGCCTCGGATCTTACAGTGATGAAAACATCACTTGATTCATCTTCTGATCCGACTTTGTATAGTGTTCTTCCTAAAGATAATATTGCAACTGTTAATTTAACAGATGCAACTTTAACTATTAGAAAAACATTTACTGTTAATATTGCAAATAATGAATTAGATTCTTCTAGTGTAACTCTTGCAACTTTACCTGAAGGAGAAGTTTATTTACCATTTACTGATGAGAGATATTCTTTAATTAGATCGAGCGGGCAAACAGAAACTTTAACCGCAGATAAATTTACATTTTCTTCAAATGGAAGAGAAATTAGAATAAGAAACCTGGGTCCAAATAATACTGGAGCACAATTAATAGTTACTGTCTCTAAGTCTAATGTAAAATCGAAAACAAAAGTATTAGATAGAGTAAGAAGTTTGATTGTTGATAAATCGATCAATCCTTCCTCTGGAATAGGAACAACTACATTAAATGATGGACTGTCTTATGGTAATTTTGCTTTTGGCACAAGAGTTCAAGATAAATTAATATCTTTAAATACTCCAGACATAATTGAAATTCATGGAATTTATGAAACAGCAGTAGCGTCAACATCTGATGCTGATTTTGGTTCACCTGAAATATCTCTAACTCAGATGAACGGACCAACGACAACCACTGGTGATATGGTTGTTGGCGAACTTATGGTAGGTCAAACCAGTGGTGCAACAGCAGTGTTTGTTGAGGTCAAAAATACATCAACTTTGAGATATATTCCAAAAAATAATTTTAAGTTTGTAGAAGGTGAGGAAGTTCTATTTCAGGAATCTCAAATACGTGGATTAATAAGTGTCTTGAATTCTAGTGCATTTGACATATCTTCTAATTACACGTTTGGAACTGGACAGAAAGGAACTTTTTATAATTATGGATTTTTAACAAGAAAGTCAGATTCGGAGGCTCCAGATAAAAAAATAAAGATTTATTTTAAGAGTGCTTCATTTGATTCCTCCGATGTAGGAGATATTGTAACTGCAGAATCATATAATAATTTTGATTATTCCACAGAAATTAAGTTTATTAATGGTATAATAAATACCGACTTAATAGATTTGAGACCAAGAGTAAGTGAATACACAGTATCTGATTCAACCAGATCTCCTCTTGAGTTTTTAGGTAGAACTTTTACCTCTTCCGGGAATACCGTTCAAAATATTTTAGCATCAAATGAAAATATTTTCTTAGATTTTTCCTACTATCAAGGAAGAATAGATAGACTTTACTTGCATAAGGATGGAAAGTTCCAAATGAAATTTGGAAATCCTTCAGATGATCCGGTAAGATCTCAACCAGAATCTGTTGATAATGCTATTGAAATAGCTGAGATTCAATATCCGCCATATTTACATAATATACAACAAGCATCTATCAAATTTCTGAAGTATAAGAGATTCCAAATGAGAGACATCAAGCGTCTCGAAGATAGAATTAAGAGTCTTGAGTATTACACTCAACTGTCCATGTTAGAAACTAATACTGCAAATGCATTTATTCCAGATTCTAACGGGATTAATAGATTTAAATCTGGATTCTTTGTTGATAACTTTACTTCTTTCTTAACTCAAGATTATGGTCGATCTAGAAAAAATAGTATAGATCAGGTTGCAAAAACTTTGAGACCGACTCATTATACAACTTCGGTTGATTTACAAACTGGTCCTGTCGTAGATGTTGATCCAACTGAAGATAAACGGTCATCAGAAGTTGAAGGAATTAATATTAGAAAACGGAGTGACACAGTTTGTTTGGATTATAGTGAAGTTGAATATACTAAGCAAGTTTTTGCTACTAGAACTGAAAGTGTTACTCCATTCTTAATTAGTTTTTGGCAAGGAACCGTAACCTTAGTTCCTGCATCTGATAACTGGGTAGCACAAACTCGGTTAGATACTAAGTCTATTGAAACAATTGGTAACTACGCTCAAGTAATGGCTCAGGCAGAGGCAGAGCACGGAGTTGATCCACAAACTGGATTCGCTGCTACACAATGGAATTCTTGGGAAACAGAGTGGACAGGAGTAACCTCCTCTGAAAGTTCCACCAGAAGACGCACAGCAATAGTTGGAACGCAAACGTTTGGTAGAGGTCGCGCTGTAATAAGAAGAACAACTTCTCAAACGGTTGAAGATAGCGTTATCAATACGATTGAAACTGGTATTAATAGTAGGACTGGTACGAGAGTTGAAGTAATAGAGGAGTTCAATGAGATTAATCTTGGCGATAAAGTTCTTAGTACGGACACTGTTAAACATGTAAGATCTAGGAATGTGGAATTTTTTGCAAATAATCTTAAACCTGTTACAAGAATTTATGCCTTCCTTGATGGAAAAGATGTTTCTAACTTCTGTGTTCCAAAACTTATAGAAATTACAATGAGTTCTGGCGTGTTTGAAGTTGGAGAAACTGTTGAAGGTAGAGTAATTTCTAGAGGATTAAGTGAAGTTGGTAAAGATACTAATGCAAAAATTCAATTTAGAGTGGCACAGTCTAATCATAGAAAAGGTGATTATGATGTTCCATCAGATACTTATAGTAGTAATCCATATTCTGATGGTTTAGATATTCCTGCAAGTTACTCATCAACATCAACCACCTTGAACGTTGATACTTTCTCTCTTTCTAACCAACCACAAGGTGATTTCTTTGGACATATTCAGACAGGAATGAAATTAGTTGGAAAAACAAGTGGGGCAGAAGCTGAAGTATCTAATGTAAGATTAGTTTCTGATGCAGCATCCATTTTAGTTGGAAGTCTTTTTATACCGGATCCAGATAATCTTGATAATCCTCAGTTTGAAACTGGAACAAATGTATTTACACTTACAAATGATCCAGATAATGATGCCAACATTGCAACTACTATCGCGGAGGAGGCTTATCCAACAGCAGGTACATTAGAAACAGTTCAAGAACAAATTCTTTCAATTCGTAATGCAAGAATAGAAAATCGACAAACTTTTGAAGAAGATATTATAAACCGAACTATTAATACTGAGGTTGTTAATAGTAGAAATATCGGACAAGCAACTAGTAGTGATGTAATCGTAGGATGGCATGATCCCCTAGCTCAATCTTTCCAAGTTGCGGAAGACCCTGGTGTATTCATCACTAAGTGTGATGTATTCTTTAGAACTAAAGATGATGGAGAAAAACCTGTAAGATTCCAAATTAGATCCATGAAGAATGGATTCCCCACCCAACATGTGTTACCATTCTCTGAGGTAGCTTTATTACCTAATCAAATTGATACTTCAACTGATGGTAGCGTTGCAACCACTTTTGAATTTGAAGCACCTGTCTATTTGCAGGGTGGAAATACTGAATACGCCATTTGTTTACTATCAAATTCTACGAAGTATAGCGTTTACATTTCTAGAGTTGGTGAAGTTGATATATTAGAAGATACCTTTATTTCTAACCAACCCACTTTAGGATCTCTATTTAAGTCTCAAAATGCATCTACCTGGGAGGCAAGTCAATGGGAGGATCTTAAATTTACCCTTTATAGAGCAGATTTTGTTGATTCGGGAACTCTTGATCTCTATAGCCCAGAATTATCTGAGGGTAATAGACAAATTCCTACATTGATGCCAAATCCATTAAGTGTAACATCTAAACAAATACGTGTAGGACTCAGTTCTATTATTGCAGGAAGTAGTTATGAAATTGGAAATACTTTCTTCCAAGATACAACTAATGCAACAGGCAGTCTTGTCGGCGTGGCAGCAAGTGCTGTTGGATCATTGGCAATCACTAATGCCGGTATTGGATACACACCGGCTTCTGGTAGTTTAGCTTATACTGGAGTTAATCTTATTACGATATCTGGTAATGGAAGTGGAGCAACTGCAGATCTTACTGTAAGCAATGGAGTAATTACTGCTGCGGCAATTGCTAATGCTAGTGGAACTGCTACAGGTGGAAATGGATATCAAGTTGGTGATGTATTATCAATAAATGCGATTGGAGTTTCTAGTGTAGGCAGAAATGCAAGATTTACATTAACTTCCATTGGACATACTACTCAACTTTTACTTGATAATGTTCAGGGTGATTTTATAACTGGCGCTGCTGGAACAATGAGATATGTTGATAGTGGTGGCACTGCACGACTAATTAATCATGGCACAGGTGGAAATGTTACAATTCTTGCTAGTGGAATAACCGAAGTCTCTGATGGTTTACATATTAAGGTTAACCATAAAAATCATGGTATGAATTTTGAAGATAATTTTGTAACTATTTCTAATATATTGCCCGATTCTAAACCAACTAAACTTACTGCTGCATATGATAGGTCCTCTACAGATCCTATTCAAGTAGAAGATGCATCGACATTTAGTTCTTTTGAAAATATTGGGGTTGGTGCAACAAACACCGGATTAATTATAATCGGGGAAGAAATTATTGAATATACTAACTCTACTGCTACAACTCTTGGAGGTTCCATCTCTAGAGGTGTTAATAATACAACCATTAAATCTTATCCTATAGATACCCCAGTCTTTAAATATGAACTTGGTGGAGTAAACCTTGCAAGAGTAAATAAAACTCATGATTTAGAGGATGTTACTGTTGCAAACCCGATAACTTTAGACTCTTATAACATTAAACTTGATATGTCTAAGAAATATGGAACGATTGGATCATCCGATAATCCAGATAGATCAGTTGATTCACCATACCCTAAATTGTTTATTGCAGGTAGTAAAACAACTGGTGGAGATAACGTAAAGGCCACTCAAAATTTACCATTTGAAATAATTAAACCAGCAATTCACAATCTAACGGTTGAAGGAACAACAGTCTCTGCTCAAGTAAGGACGGTTAGTTCTCAAAGTATCAGTGGAACTGAGATACCATATGTTAATAAAGGATTTGAAGATGTTACACTGAATACTAATAATTACTTTGATTCTCCAAGAGCAATTTACTCTAGAGTTAATGAAATTGCCAAACTTGATTCAATTGAAGGAAATAAATCTTTACAAATGAGAATTTTCCTAGGAACAACTAATAGTCATGTATCTCCATGGATTGACCTACAAAGATCCAACTTAATCACCATTTCAAATAGAGTGAATAGTGTTGTCTCTAATTTTGCTACTGACCCTCGGGTAAAAACACTTGTAGATGATCCTACAGCATGTCAATATATCACTAAGGAGATGACTATTGCAAATCCAGCATCTGCCATCAGACTCCTGTTTGACGCCCATGTCAATTCTGTAACCGACATTAGAGCTTTCTATTCTGTTAGTGCTGAACCTGGAATCGAACCTATCTTTACACCATTCCCAGGATTCTTAAATATTAATAGTAGAGGAGAGGTAATCAATGAATCCAATAATGACGGAAGACCAAATGTTTTTGTTGAACCTACTGTTTCAGAGGAATATGGAGATGAATCAAATGAATATAAGGAGTATTCTTTTGAAGTCGATAATCTACCATCATTTAGATCCTACAGAATAAAATTACTTTTAACTTCTACAGATCAAACACTTGTTCCTAAAATTAGAAGTTTGAGGGCAATCGCATTAGCATAATGGAAGTCTACACAGGAAAAGGCAACAAGGATCTCGCTAGAGATCCTGAAACAAATTCAATATTAAATGTTAATGATGTTGCTTATGAGCAATATATTGCAAGTCGTGAATCAAAGTCTAAAAAGAATCAACAGATACAATCTATTGAAGATGAAGTTAGTAATATGAAAAGTGATATAAATGATATCAAATCGTTGTTAAAGGAGTTAATTAATGGATCCAGATAACATTGTCCTTAAAAACTTATCTAAGAGTTTCGCATATCAACAGATTGCAACTGATATAGATAATTGTGATGATTGTGAAACACTCAAAAATATTGCAAAATCTTTTGCAAAACTTTATTATAAACAGCAAGAAACAATGTCGGTAATAGGACTAGCAGATGCCATCTAAAAATATTTCATTTGATATCGATACAGGAGTCCCTTACTCCGTAAATCTGACAATTTTTGGTGGGTCAGATTTCAATACGACATTCAATGTAACCGATAACTCAAACACCGCATTCGACTTCACTAATTATACTGCATCAGCTGCAATTTCAAAAAGTGTCGCAGTTGGTGCAACATTAGGTATAACATCATCATTTACAGTTGGATTCACTAGTGCTTACGATGGTAAATTAAAAATTTCTTTAGGATCTACTTCTACAAGAAGTCTTGATCAAGGTAGGTATATGTATGATGTGATAGTAAGTAGTGGAACTACATTTTACACCCTCGTTAATGGAAATGTAATGGTGACCCCTGCAATCTCAGCAGCACCATAAATACACATAGGAAAATCTGGTGAATAAATGGCTCAACCAGCAAGTAGGACAGACTTAATTAATTACTGTAAGAGGCAACTGGGTGCTCCTGTATTGGAGATTAACGTTGCAGATGAGCAGATTGATGATTTGGTTGATGATGCCCTCCAGTTGTTCCAAGAACGCGACTATGATGGAACAACTAACACGTTCTTAAAATATAAAATAACCCAAGGAGATATTGATAGAGGAAGAGGTAGAGGTGGAAGCAACCCTATCGGTATTGTAACCACAACTGCGAGCTCTACAATTGATGGTGCTTCTGTTCAATTTTCGTTTGAAGAGAATAGTAATTACTTACAGATCCCCCCGGAAGTATTAGGAATAACAAAAATTTATCAATTTAATGGTGCTAATACAGCCTCCAATAATATGTTCAGTATTAAATATCAGTTGTTTTTGAATGATATTTACTACTTTGGATCAACAGAAATTCTAAGTTATGCAATGACAAAAAGATATCTTGAGGATATTGATTTTGCATTGACAACTCAAAAACAGATTAGATTTAATATACGACAAGATAGATTGTACTTAGATATTGACTGGTCCAGCGTCAATGCAGATGATTATCTGGTTATTGATTGCTACAGACTTCTCAATCCAAATGACTTTCCAAGAGTTTATAATGATTCCTTCTTAAAACGTTATTTAACTGCGCTAATTAAGAGACAATGGGGTCAAAACTTACTTAAATTCCAAGGAGTTAAACTTCCTGGAGGAATTGAATTGAATGGAAGACAGATATATGACGATGCAGAAAAAGAACTAGATAAAATAAGAGAGGTGATGTCAAGCACATATGAGTTACCACCACTTGATTTTATAGGCTGATGGTTTTAAATCCTTTTTTCACTCAAGGCACAAGCTCTGAACAAAATCTTGTTCAGGATCTTATCAATGAACAGTTGAGAATGTATGGTGTCGATATTTACTATCTTCCAAGAAAATATGTATCTGAAAATACAGTTATAAGAGAAGTTGTGCAATCCAAATTCGACGATGCTTTGCCACTTGAAGCATATGTTGATAATTATGATGCATATTCTGGTGCTGGAGACGTGCTATCAAAGTTTGGTATAGAATCAAAAGATGAAGTCAGACTAATTATATCTAGAGAAAGATATGAAAATTATATCACACCCATAATTGAAGGAAAATCGGATGTAAAATTATCAACTCGTCCAAAAGGTGGAGATTTAATCTGGTTTCCTTTAGATGATCGTCTTTATGAAATTAAAGATATTGAATATGCAAAACCATATTATCAGTTACAAAATCTTT